GCGGTCGTCGATCGGGATTGCCTTGCTGAAGCTGAGCAGGACGGCGCTGAACGAAACGGTGACGCCGTTCGGGAACTCGATCTGATGCTGCCGCGTCTCGCCGCTGGTGCGCAGCTCGCGGAGGAAGATATCCGTGGCGCTGCCCGGTACCCAGTTGATCGTGAACGATGCTTCGCCGGGATCGATGAGGCCGGCCACGAACTCGCGGCGCCGGTCGGGGCTCTGCATGTGGGTGACGTCCACCCGGTCGGTCGACTCTTCGCCGGGGGTGATCTCGGTGACTTCGCCGATCTCGAACAACACGCCGGGCTCGGCGCCGTCATGGATGGAATACTTGCTCTGGTAGCCGATCATTGCGTCGGACATGGGTCAGGCCTCCTTGTGCCAGATGATGAAGTCGAGGCTGACGCGGTGGAACCATTCCCCGCCCAAGCCCTGTTCGTACGATTGCCGTTCGCTCTGGATGAAAGAGCCCTGAAGCCGGACACCGCCGACTGTTGCTGCCACGCCGCTGAGCGCGGTCTCGACGGCGCGAGAGACGCCGACAGCCGAGGCGAAGGTCTTCCCCCACGCGTCCATCTGAACAAGGCTGTCGACGAGCGCGGACGGTCCCGCCAGCGTATAGCCGCGGGTGCCACCGATACGGGTCAGGACCACGGAAGGCGAAGCGGATGCCTGCGGCCGGGCATTCCAATTCACGCGATCCTCGACGAGATCCGCCAGTGCCGCGTTCGCCAGGAGGTAGGAGGCCAGGGCTTCTTCCATAGTCAGCCCCTCGCTGCCAGCCGGGCCGTCTTGCGAGCGTGGCGCTTCGCGGCTTTCTCAATCTCGGTCCAAAGGTCATCCTTCAGACCCTCCAGAAGTTCGTCCTTGCCGGCTTCCCATGCCGGCCGCATGAACGGTTGCGGGCCGTGGTCGACCGTTCCGAATTCCTGAGTGATGGCCTGCGGCAATCCGCCGGCGCCGACGAACACCTCGACCGATGCCTTGTCGTTCTTGAACATTTTCCGATGAGCGCCGCGCTGGCGCTTGGTCAGCTTTGTGCCGATGCCGATGCTGGCCTGTAGCTGTCCTTCGTCGCGTGGCGCTCTCGCCTGCGCCGCATCGGCGATAGGTTGCGCCCGCTTCCTCAGCACGCGCCGCAAGACAGACTTGCCCGTCGACCGCGGCAGTTCCTTCAGCGCGGCCTCGATTTCCTTGAGGCCCTCGACCTTCACGGTCGTCGCCATCAGTCGGCCCTCGTCGTCGCTTCGATGTGGAAGCCATCGCGGCGGCCGATCTCGTGAGCGCGTGTGATGTCGTAGACGCGGCCTCTGTAGATCACCCGGTCCTTAGGGTTCACGGTTTCCATCACGTCGGACCAATGCCCCTCAAACACGTCCGTCGTCTCGGCGCCGACCTCTGCCGATGCCAAGCGCTCCCGGGCACTGGCGGGCCGCCACGATGCCCAAACGGTGGCGAGCGGTGCCCAGTCCATGATTGGCTCGTTGAAGCCATCCCGGCCGATTTCGGTAAACCGCTCCAGCGTGATGCGGCGATCCATCTTGCCGATCTTCAGCGGCTTCATACTGACCACACCCGGAACGGGCTGAGCAGCGCCTCGAACGCCATCGGCAGTTCAGCGGGCGCACCATCCTCAGCCACATTGGAGCGGAAGGAGAACCACTGCCCTATCAGCAGAAGCATCGCCTGCTTGATCGGCGCCGGCGGATTCTCGTAGCCGGCGCGGTACTGGACGCGGATAGGCGAGCCCGATGTCATCGCCGCGCCAAAGCTAAAGGCCGCGGCTCCGACCCGATAACCCGTCACGTCGACAGCTACCTCGCCGCTCTCAGCCTCGAGCACTTCGATCACTGGCGGGTAAGGCAAGCGCACGATCGGGCAAGTCGGGTGGTCATCGTGAAGCTCAAGCGTCTGCACACCCACCGAACGGCCGAGCCATCCGCTCGGCCCATTAATCCAGCCTTGTGCCGCGGCGATCAGGCCTTCGACATACGCCTGTTCCTCGTCGCCATCGAGACGCAGATGAGCCTTGGCCTCGTCCCATGACAGGATCGGCTCGGGTGGCGTGATGACCACGACGCGCATGGTCAGTCCTTGGCCTTGCGGGCGCGGGATTTATTCGCTGGAGCGCTTTCCATCTTGTTCTCCGGCTCGAGCTCCGCCTTGCGTGCCTTGGCCTTGACGATGGCTCCAGTCTCGAGAAGCCGGTCGCTTTCAGCCTTGTTGAGGCTCGGCATCGGCTTGCCCGGCTCGATGTACTCTCCGGCGCCGAGGTAGAGTCGACGCTTGGCGGTGAAATCGGACATTCCTGCCTCCTGGTGAGAGAAGAGCGGGGCCGAAGCCCCGCTCTGTTGGTTACGGCGTCGGGACGGTGAACGTGCCGTGCACGAACGCGGCCGGACGGTAGACCGTCAGTGCCAGACGCTCTTCCGCGCGGATCGTCACCATGTTGCGGACGAAGTTGTCGCGGTCCTCGGTGGACACCTGGACGTTCGCCTGCTCGCGATCCCAGATCTGGGCAGCGAGGCTGAACGCACCGACGAGGAATTCGCCCGGAGCGAGGCTGTCGCTCTCGACAACGCGCATGCCCCAGAGACGGGGCACAGCGCCCGAAGTCACCGCGGCGTGCAGATAGTTGCCGTCGAGATCCTTGAGCAGTTCCATGACCGCCCAGTCCTCGGGATTGAGGACAACGGCGTCCGCCGGGTAGAAGGCCTGACGGACCTGCAGCTTGGCGAGGCGAACCTCGTCGAACTGGTTGGCATCCGCGACGGTGATTGGCGCTGCATAGTCGGTCGCCTGAGTGACGAGGCCGAGCATGTTCGTGCCGGTGCCGGAGCCGTTCAGAAGCTGGTTCTCTTCCTCCTGGCGCAGGCCTTCGCGGAGTCGATTGTCGATGTAGCCGGCGAGGAACGACGCATCGTCCAGCACCTGCTTCGAGGCCGGAATCCAGTGCGCGATCGTCGCCACATCGGCTTTCGCCGCCGTGAACGTGATGTTGCTTTCCGGCTTCAGGGCGCCTTCTGCGACCGGTGCGGCCGCATTTGTGAAGACATCCTCGCGGGGGTACTCGATCGTCATCGACGTGGTGGTTCCGATCGGCAGAAGATCGCGGACCATCAGCGGCCGGTCGGGCTCGCGGATGATGCCGTTGACCATCTGCACGGTCTGGATCGGATTGCGCACATCGGGAGACGGCAGCGACATTATCGCTTTCATCTCCAGAATGGCGGTTCCTGCGCGACGGGAAGCGAGCGTCTTGTACTCGTCGCTCTCCGCCATGCGCTGACCTGCCGACTTCCGCTCTTCACGGTCGCCAGCGCCGGCACGGTTGGCCTTGCGCTCGATCTCGTCGGCGCGCTCGGCGGCCTTCTTGATCTCTGCCTGGATGTCCTTGATCCGGCCATCGATGTCGGTGGTGTCGGCCTTTTCGCCGAGCTTCTTCTTCGCCTCGTCGATCATCGACGCGAGGTCGGTGGTCTTCTTGTCGAGCGCTTCGTAGGTGGACTTCACCTCGGCCTTCACGGCGTCGGCAAATTCCTGGGGGTTGGGCTGGTCCGTCATGGTTAGCTCCTGGCTGAACGGATTGCATCGAGGAGAGCCGCTTTGATCTCGGCCTCCGTTTCGAGCCGTCCGCCAGCGTCCCGCGTGGCGATCAGGCTTTTGTAGCCACCGCGCATCAGCGCTATGGCATCCGAGCGGGTGAACTCCGCGCCAGCGTCCCGCATGGCCCGCAGCATCAGCCGCTCAAATTCTCGTTCGGTGAGTTCAGCCGCCTTAACCCCATCCACGCGCGCGGCATGGTCTGCGGGGAAGGTCACGATGCTGACTTCCTTGAGATCGATTTTCTTGAGGACGCGAACCCCATCGGAGCGCTCGGAAGCGCCGCCGGACGGGACAGAGAAACCGATCGACATCCCGTCGACGTGCCCGGCCTTCAGAGAGGCGTAGACATCGTTCGCGACGCTGTGCTCCGGGGTGAGTACCCCCTCGATAATGAGGCCCTTGTCGTCCTCTTTCAGGCCGGTCCAGCGCCCGATCACCTGGTCCGGGTTGTGCTGGTAGAGCATCGGCAGGCCGCGCGAAGCCACAGCCTTGATCGAGGCTGCATATGCGCCCTTGATGATCGTGTCGCGGTAGCTGTCTATGCCGCCGAACACCGAGGCGTACCCCTTCACCGACCGCTGATCGGCAGCAACTTCGATGTCGTCGATGGCTGTGAACTTGCGTTCCATCATCATTCCTCGTCATCCGGGGATGGCGGCGGCGCTTCTGCCTCCGGCTCATCGGGATCTTGCTGGCCTTGTTCGGTGTTGGGTGGTCGGAAGAGCACATCGCCGCCGGGGATCGGGTCCAGATCCTCGAGCGCGCGAACTTCGTTCTGTGTGTGCCATGCCGGCGAACCACCCGAGCCTAGCGCGCGGGTGTAGTATTCGGCCCGGTCGCGAGCAGCGCCTCGCATCAGGCCGTTGACCTGAAAATGCGAATAGGTGTCCTCGTCGAGCAGATCGCGGTCGATCGCGTGCTCCCAACGATCAACCCACGGCCCCAGAGTGTGGATGATGTGCGCCAGGAACATTTGCTCAGCCGAGGCATAGGTCGCGGCCTTGTCCGACTGCATCATCATGATTGGCTGGACCCGGAAGATGCGACCGATTTCCTCGATCTGCATCCGCCGGCTTTCGATGTGCTGGGCATCCACGGCGCTCATCGCCATGGTGTGGAATTCCCAGGCCTTCTCCAGAACTGCAACGCCGCCTGGACCGCCGGGGCCGAACTTGTTGCGCCAGGCCTCCGCGACGGAATCCTTCTCTTCCTTGCCGATCTTGCCGCCGGAATAGGTCAGGATGCCCGAGGGGCGCCCGCCGTTCTCCTGAAGGCTGGTCTGCTGGAATTCCAACGCCTGAGACAGGCCGATAGCCCGCGCCGCAAGCTTGACGATCGGCAGCGCCGTGACGCCATCCATGGACGGGCCGCGGAGGTGGAAGACTTCCTCACGTGCAAAGTCCGCCTGTTTGCCGTTGACGCTGATCCGGTAGCGAACATCGTTGTTCTCGAACAGGATCTGAACGGCGGCCGGGTGGACCGGAATTAGCTCGTCGATGTCCCCGCGGACGCTGTTGATGATCGAGAACCCGGAGCCCAGAAGGACCGCGTGCATCGTCATCAGCTCGCGCCACTCGAACGATGTCATCCATGCGTTCGGGCGACGGTGCAGAACCTTGTACGCAGGGTGGTTCTTGGCTGGCCGGCGAACCGTTTGGCCGTCTTTCTCGACCTCCTCGAACACCTTCAGCGGGATCTGGGCCATGCCTTCGGCAATGACCCGAACAGCGCAGAGAACAGCCGACAGCCGAAGCGCCGTGTGCTCATCGATCCGGCCCAGCTTTCCCGGCGTTCCGTCTGTCAGGTTTCGGATAAAGTTGTCGCCATGCGACTGCCCCTCCCCGAACCATGTCCAGGGAGCCCACCAATTGGCCATGCGGCTCTCCTAAAGGACTAGCAGTTCGTCGGTAGCGAGGTAGGAGCCCGTGCCCGCCTCCTCGTATGTGCCGCCAACACTCATTGCCATTGCCAGCGCGACCATGCCGTCGATGCGGCCGGTGGCTTTCGCCTTGTCCAGCTTCCGATTTCCGGCCGGGTCACTCGTCACGACCGCGTTGCTCGCGCACATCGTCAGAACCGGATGGTTGCCGTGCGCGACCTGGCCTTCCAGCAGAGCCGATTCCAGATCCCGAAGTGCCGGGGACATGGACTGGTAGCCCTGCCCCATCTGCTCGAAGATAGCGTCGTCACCCTCAAGCTGTTCTTCGGAGAAGCCGGCCTTCAGAAGCCATGGCTTGAGATGCCGGAAGTTCCAGCGGTCGAAGGCGATCTTGCGAACGTCCATCTTCCCGCAATCAGCGTAGAGAGACGCGGCAACGAACTCGTATTCAACCGTGCGGCCCGGAGTCGTCCGCAGGAATCCCTGATCGGCCCACAGGTCGTAAGGCACGCGGTCTGTGCGTGCCTTCTCCCTCAGCCCCTCACCCGGCAGCCAGAAGGTTGGCTTGACGTTCCAGATCTTATCGATCGGCGAGACGTAAACCTTCGCCGTCAGGTCGCCCACACTGGACAAGTCAAGCCCGCCATAGACCGGGCCATCGAACCGATCGGATACCGGCGTGCCGCACTCTGCCCAAACCGATCGGGAGATGAACGGCGACAGCATCTCAACGCGGCGATTGAGGACAAGGTTTTCAAACTCGGGCTGCCTTGAAGGCATCCGCCGCGCGTCCTCAGCCATCGCCAGGACTTCGGTCTGGTTCATGAAGATATCGAAGGCCGGGTTCGCCGCCTTGATGGCCTCCACTGAGAAGGGATCAATCCCTTCCGGCGCCGTCTGCATCCGCAACACCGTCCGGGGATCGGCTCCCGTCTTCGCGTCATCGATTAGCACCGACAGGAGGTCGCTCTCCTTTGGCGCCTGTGTCGAGATGATGATCGACAGCGGGTCATCCTGCGCCGCGGTTGCTGTCTCCAGCGCCTCATAAAGCTCAGAACGAGGTCCGCGGACCTGTCCAAGTTCGTCGTGCGCCAGGAACCGTGGGGACAGGCCGAACGCAGTCGCCGCCTCCGCCGATAGCGCCCGGTATAGCGTCCCCAGATCCTCGCAGAACAACTGCTTTGCCGTGTCGCGAATGCGGACAACCGCATCGAGGCGCGGCTCTAGACGCACCATCTTGGCCGCCAGCGCGAACAGCACACCAGCCTGATCGCGAGACTGCGCCGCGCTGAAAAGCTGTGAATTCGGCTTTGCCTCAGGCCCCACCAGAAACAGGAGCATCAGCATTGCCGTCTCAACTGTCTTGGCGTTTTTCCGGCCCCTCGTGATGATGGCCCGCCGCGTCCCGTTCGGGTTGTCGAAAATGGCCCTGAAGTCGTCCTTCATGAACTCGGCCATCTTCAGCCGCTGTCCAACGAACCGTCCTTCAGGAATGCGGATGAAATCCTCGCACCAGGCGATGTTTCGTTCGGCTCTCGTCGGCGCGGCCTTGGCGACCGGGCGCTTCCTTACGCCTCCCAAGGCTTGCGAACCTGTGGGGGCTTCCGGGCCTGCTCCGCGCGAACCGTCGCCTGCTGCGAGATCCGCATCCGAGTAGCCAATGACGAGATCGCCCTGCCCTCGCGCTCCTGCATCCGCAAGAGCTGGTCGTAGCGATCAACGTCGAACTGCTCCGATGCCGTCTCCTGATCAATCAACTGCGCCACCCGGCGGGCCGAAACTACATGCCGGCAATACTGCGCCAGCATCCCGTGCGTCTCCCTCGGAAACCAGTCGGCGGGCATCCGATTGACGACGGCCCACCACTCTTCCGACTGTTCGTCCGTCAAATCATACGG